GTTATTTGGAAGAGCACAATTTATTTGGTCTGTAAATGTTGTACCATTACAAGCAGTAGCTATAGGTTGAATGTTTCCAACCGTTCCAACCATGTCTTGAAACTCAATGCTAGTTGCCATCTCATATACTGATGTATATGTTGTAGGCAAAGAAAATGAGAATGTAGCTGAAATGTTTTCAGATATTTCAGTTGGAAATGGAGCAATACCTGAGAATGAATTATGATTAAGCCTTACCTCAAGCGTAACGGAAGAACCTTCGATGAGTTCTGAATCAGCTAAATCAAAATAAACAACAGAGTTTGGTATTGTTTGAGAGCCATTAAAAGTATAATTACCACTTCCTGTAGTATCCGTAAGGGTAGTTGTATCTATTAATTCAGTTATTAAATCAACATCGTACTCAAACTTTACAGCACTACCGTCCTTGTCAATCAAGTCATACCCTTCTACATAGTTTCCATACATCAACCTGTTGCCCATAATTGTCTGAGCCTTGGCAAGAAGTGGTACGTTGTCATAAAGTCTTAGCAATTCAGATTCGGGAAGAATAGTAAATATCTTACTATTAGTAAAAGTATAAGGATACTCAGTGTTGTCTGACAATCCTAAAATAGACTTATCTAACTTCTCTATTATCCTAATTACATTACTCTGAGCTTCTTTAAACAGCAAGTCAATACCAACAACCAATGGACCGCCTGAGTTGTATGTGACTATTGCTGAATTTGCAGCATTAATCATACCCTCGTTCAGATAACTGTTAATGCTAAAGTCAAATGGTTTAGGTAAAAACGCAGGTGCTGAGAACTGAGAAGTAGCTGAGTACTCACTGTCTTGGTATCTGTACCTATAAGCAAAACAGATGTACCTAGTCTGCATGAAGACATCCTGTGCTCCCGTAGTTATGGGTTGAACAGCAGGAGACTCCATAGGAGGCTTCTTGATTACAAGGATAGACTCTTCGCTAAATTGGTCTATGTTAGCTACAGGATTTGAATAGTTCCTCTTCCTATTAATAACTCTAGGGGGGTTATAATCGTCAGTAAAAAAAACAAGATTATCTACAATGTCAACACCCGTTATTAAGTACGTTTCATTGAAATTAAGAGTAGTGTTAACGCCTCCTCCATCATCGATGCTGATAACATGATATGTTAACACAGTACTATACACATTAAAAGAAACAATCATATCAAGCTTTCCTGTTGCACCAACGGGAAACACTGAATCGTGTATAAACCAATATATAGTCTCATTGGCACTATCGTCTATAGCTCCGATACATTTGGCAGATGAGCTGAGTGGAGTACCATCTATGTACTTTATTTGAGTAAGTGCTTCGTTTCCGTTTGTATTTTCTATTACTCCAATTTCTGAGTTTTCGGTAGACCCCATGCGAATATTCATCGCATCAATGTATTCCCCATTGGGAACAAGGCGTTCATCAACAACCTTATTCATCCTACCTGCTATGAAATTTCTTGTAATGTTTGCCATATTATTTAAGCCACTTATCCATTCCACGCAAATTCATTAGCAATCTGCCGGGATGTATGTTACTAATTCTTATTTTAGCATTTCTCAACAAAGAACTTTTCTCCTTTCTTGCCCTAGCAACCACATACTCTTGAACACCAAGCTTAGAGTTTAGTATCTCGTATTGAATATACGCATAAACATATTTCTCGAATAGTTTATTTACACTAACATTCGCATCATTGCCATTCTCCATGCCATCAGAAATGTACTCAAGTATAACAGATTGGTTATACATGTCTGAGTTGAAGTTGATTACACCGTTCTTTTTGTCAATTGCAAATGTTGGATTAGCGTTTGCGGTCTCAGTATTTAACCCGTATCTCTCACCAAGCGTATACTCAAAGTACCAAGTCCCCCCTGTATCCCAACCATATTGACCATTATACATGCTTTGAGGATTAAGGTAAATGCTTTTCTTTGTTCCTGCTAGCCTTTGCAATTCAATCTCAGAGAACTGAGGGGACAATGCATTGCCATTTTGGTCAAATAATATTTTTCCCGTTTGGTCTTGAAGATATGCTAGTGAAGATAATATCTGAATGTTCTCGGTAAGTGGTCTCAAGTAGCCGTCTTTATACAGGTTTACCCTAACCCAATTTACATAATCAGATGGCAAAATATACCTAAGACCATCATCAACGGTAAGTTGAAGCATTTTAATTTCCTTAAAAGCATCGTAGTTCAATTCTTGAATAGCACGTTTTGCGTGAAATAAAATCTTAAATCTCTCTTCGTTATTAACCAAAGAGTGATTCCCAGAATACATCAACAAAAAATTGTTTACTATATCATACAAGCTAACATATTGATACGACCCCCAATTTTTATCTTCAGGGATTACTCCACCATTTTCGTAATATTGATATTGAGAAATATATGCCATCTTTTATAATTTATTGTTTAGCGGTAAAGCTTGGTTCTTGCATTTGCTCTTGTGCCATTCCAAACTGAACAACCTCACTCTCTCTAATAGAAATACCACAGTATTGCAAAATTTTAAGAACTAATTTATACTCGTCCTCTAAAGGAACCTCAAAGTCTTGATAATCAACTTGAGATTGGTCAAATGCAGGACTGCCATTTAACAGTGTAATGTATGTCCATTTAGGGTCTTTTGGATACCTAAAGTATTGCGCATCAACTTCACCGGGTAGGTTTATAGTTATTGGATACACAGTCATTCTATCATATTCTTGTTCGTATGCAGGATATTCTTCTGTTGGAGCAGTAAGCATTGAATTGACCAACATGGTTATTTTACTATGGTTGACCTTCTCCGCTTCTCCTTTATATACCCTAGTCATCCCCGATGCATCGTAGCAAAGCACCTTATTAATCATATAATAATCAAATCCCGTTGTAGAAACTGATGGCAAATAATATTGATTTGTTGCGGCAGTAACTTGAGTAAGAGATGATGTTTTTGAAAAAATCTCAATGCACTCCTCTATTGTTTTCTTTGAATTAGCGTATGAAGTGCCCGACATACGAGCATTTTCCATGTTTATAATCTTATTATACTGCGAAAAGTATTCTTCAAACACCTCCATTTGAGCTTGTTTTGAATACAAATTAAAGTCTGAAGGAGAAATATATCCGTAATTATTTTTGTTCAAAACGGACAAAACAGTATTTCTGACTGAATTAATCATCTGTTTATTTTTTACAAATATAATTAAAAAAAAGGAGGGTACAGAAGTACCCCCCGTCATTTAAACTGTTAACCAAACACCGAGTTATTGTGATATGTTATTTTCTAGCATTTTAAGGATATCAATTCCGTCATCAGACTTAAGAAACTGAGTAACAGTAGAGTACGGGTCTTCCCCGTAAGGAACATTCAGCATCTTCTTCTTATTGCTAATGGTATTAAACCAAACCTCTTTCTTGCCATTTTTGAATACCAACAGCTTATTCTCAAAGAAAACATGGATATTGGACTGCAATTTAAGCATCGGGTCGCTTACGGCATTCAGGAACCCTCTAGGGTCTCTTTTAGCATAAATAAGAATATCTCTCTTCAACTCAGCAGTAGTATACCTTGATGGGTCTTTAGAGAACAATACCCTTGACATGGTCTCCAATTGCTCTATGCTTAATTGACGAGCTTCAACCAATGCGTCAACCTCTATATTCAAATTATCTACCTCTTGAGCTGCATCTTTTTCATTGTCAACCTCTACAAATGTCCTTCCATTTAAAGGATGGTAGAACAAAAACTGCTGAAGTACAGGGTTGTTTCTAGGAACCCTAAGAAACCCATTATCAAAAATGACCGGTTCTACAATTGCGTTACCATCTTGCTCGTCCTCAAAAGGAGACTTTTGGTTAATTGCGTACCTGAGTGGTTTGTTAATATTTTTTTCTTCATCAAACCAAAGAAGTGGATACCTCTTATTGTTTCTTGATGGAAGAGTATATGAAAGCGGAGCCGCTTCTCCTTTTAGTTTGTAAATCTTATCTACTAAGGCAACATTCTTTTTCATTTGATATAATTTGATTTTTTAAAGAAAAGAAGGAGTGTCCTTAAAGACACTCCCCTTTTTTATTTTAACTATGAACCGTAGCGGAACAACACAAAGTTGTTAGCACCAAGGGTACATACGCAACGCTCAGAAAGGAAATTGACTTCCATTGCATCGAGGTCACTTGTTTGAGCACCACCTGCAGAACCGGTAATCCAAGTCTTATACCTTCTGTCTTCAGTCTCAGATGCACGATAACGTACATGGAGGAAAGGACGTTTAGCATTCTTGCCAAGGATTTGGTCGTAAACGGTAGTAGAACCTGCAGGAACCAAAAGTCCTGTTACAGTTCCTGAAGCAGATGCACCTGTTGGCAAATCGCCACGCATGGTTGGGTCGTTAAGGTACTTCCAATCAGATTTGTAGAAATCATAACCTCTGCGGAATCCTGTGAAACCAAGGTTAAGAGCCATTTCCTTATCATTTTGGAATAGACCATAAGATGTACCACCTGCACCGTAGCTGTTTTGAGAAGCAAGCATGTCATCAATGTCAAAGCTGAAGGCACGGTTAACGAAGATTACGTTCTCTTCGATAGAACCTTGCTTGTCAAGACGAGAGATGATTGCATCAAAGTCAGCCAAAGTGGTTGGGTTTCCACCGCCCCATACGTTACCACGGTCGTTAACAGCGTAGAAGATACCTTCTGAACCTTTGTTACCATAGTCAGGGTTAAGACCTGCGTTAGCAACACCTGAACCTGACTCAGCAGGAACAGCCTCAATCATTGCAGTCTCAAGGTAGTCCTCAAAACGCAGACGAGTTTCGTGCTCACTCTTCAAATACCAAAGATATCCGCTAGCACCATTCTCAGTGGTTACTTCTACCCATCCAATCTGTGCCATGTCAGAACCGCTTACAGCGTATTTGTCCTTGATGATGATTGGAGAGTTACTGAAGAATTCGTCTTGAGCTTCCAAAGAACCAATCATTCCGACAGTTCCTTTTCTAAACTCAGAACCGTAAATCCATACAGAAAGTATAGCTGTTCCGGAGAATGTTTGACCACCTGCTTCGTAGTATGCAACAACAAAAGTGTTTGCAGATACGTTCACTGCAGTTACAATACCCTTGTTTGACAATCCTGTTGCATTGTCAGAGATGTAAACAGTTTGACCGGCACGGATTGCAATAGCGGTAACGCCTGCATCAGATACGGTAATTGTTGCTGAATCAGCAGCTGCTGCAGCACTTGAATCACAGTTTACATACTTGGTATGCAAACGACCTTGCTCAGCCCACTTAACCATGTCTGAGTTAGAAGGCATTTCAGCACCTACCATACGGAGGAAAGATGCTATAGTACGATTACCATAACGCTCAAACTCCTTCTCATAAGTATCAGGAAGATACTGATTCAAGAAGTCAAAGTTGGTAATATAGTTTGTGGACAATGGGACTTGCTCCGCACTTGGCTGAAGCTGAAACCCCGGGACTGCTAATACTGCCATTTTTTTTGTTTTTTAAATTGTTAAACTCTTTTAATACTGCGGATTTTTAGACCCCTTCCGGAATCTTGGTTCACCACTTTTACCTGCATTCCTCCCTTATTAACAGCTTCAGGTGCTCTACGCTCAGACATATTTATATTTTTTGTCTTACGCATAACATCCTCAGTGGCATCAGACATACCTTGCTCATAAAAGAACTTGGCAAATCTATCGGGATTCATTGCAATAGACAAAGCCTTGTGGTATCCTGTTGCATCCTTAATTAATCCGCTTTCGTCCAAGTACTTGCTTATGAAGTTCATTGGGTTAGATTGCATGTTTTTTAATTCTGCAGGATTACCGGGAGAAAAAGTAACCTTCTTGTCATTTAGATTAAACTCAAAACCACTGAAATCCTTACTAAAGACCTCGTCTGTTTTTTGCTCAAACCACTTTCGCTTCCTGTCGTTTTCCTCCTGTACAGTGCTTGCCTGTTTTATATACTGACGGTATGCTTCAAATTCTTCTTTTTCAGATTCAGAAACACCTGCACCACTTGACTCAAGTGGGAGTTTGTATTTCTCTTTCTGTTCATTAAAGAACTTTTTTGCTTCCGATACAGCTTTTTTCTTAGCGATTTTTACCCTTTTGATTCTGTTGTCATCATCGATGTCTTCATCATATCTGTAATCATCCATCAAGGTATCAATGTCATCTTTATCTAGACCCTCTTGAGTTACAGAAAGGTATTCTTTAAGAATTTCGTCAGCAGGCATTGAATCGTAGTCCTTCCTCAATTTGACAAAGTCATCAAATCCCCTGCCTGTGTCCTTCTTAAAGTTCATATAAGCGGCAACGTCTTCAGGCATGTCTCCATTCTCCTTGCGTTCTGCCATCAATTCATCGAATGAATTAATTTGCTTATTGTATCGCTTTCCAATATATGAAAGAACTTGGTCTTCTGTCAAATCAACCGATTCCGGTATTGTTTCTATACTAGTCTCAACAGTTTGTCCACTAATCTCTTGTTCGTGTCTCTCAAGTAATTTATTTTCAACCTCTTGAACGCTCTTAGCGTCAGAAGTTTCAATTGCTCTTACAGTAAATTCCATTTGATATGATTTTATACAAATTTATACAAAAAATAAATAACTTTTTAACGAGGTTCAAATTCAGCAAACCTAAGCCCATCTAAAGAATCTTCGTTTGACTCAAAATTTATCGGTGGAAGGTTATTTTTTCTTTGATTTATAAGCTTAGATTGCTCTGTGTTTTGTTTACTTATACGGCTATTTTTTTCTTTTTCCTTCTGAGTTTCTCTAGCACCCAATGCACTTTGCTGTATTCCGGCAAGCTGCATGTTGTAACTAAACTCCTCTGCCATTAGCATCATTTTAAGCTCAGCCTCAGCCTTTAGCTTTTCAATGTCAAACGCAGCCTCAGACTGCTTAATCTGCATTTTAGATTGAGTCTCAGCCTGTATCTTAGCCATGTTTGTCTGAGCTGCCATCTCCTGAGACTTAAGCTGTTGCTGAGAAATCATAGCCTGCTTCTGCATTTCCATTTTTTCCTGCCTATCCTGCTTCTTAATCCTCTTCATCTTAAGCAATTGATTCGCCAACTTGAGGTTTTTAATCTCACGTATGTCAATAGCATCCTCAAGGTTTATGTCACCTTTAGACAAAGCCATCTGAATGTTTGCCTCAAGCTGAGCTTTCTGTTCTTCGTCAGGAGAAATCTCAATAAAAATACCAAAGTCGTAAATGTACAAGTCACTAATGTCATTAAGAATAGACACATTATACTTTCCTATCTTATTGGCAAAGTCATCCTTAAAGTCAGAATACTGAAGAATATCACCAACCCTATACGTTAAAGCTTCTGCCAATGAACGATAAATGAACAAACCTCCTTCAAGAATATGCCTAGTGGCGGTATTTGAATTAAGTGCCGCTAACTTCTGTACACCAACCAAAGAGTTGGGGTCAGGAGTTGAACCATCCCTAGCCTCATTAAGTCCTGTTACAGACCTAATCATATCCATATAATGATTGTAATTAGCTATAAGCATTTGAGTCTTGCTAGCTCCTGAGTTAGATGTAAGCTGTTGAATTGGAACCCTAGCATTATTAAAATCACCATCTTGGGTATAGCTTCTACCAATAACACTACCTGTTTGGAAGTAAAGCCTAAGTGCATCTTCGGGATTATAAGCATTTCCTGTTCCCAAGTCAACCTCGTTCAATCCGTCTGCATCAATAAAGACACCATCAGGAACTGTGCGAGCAATAACTTGCTGAAGCTTAAGGTGTGTAATCTGAATCAAATCAGCAAAAGGAATCATCCTTCTAACCAACGACTCAATAACACCCTTATACATCCTTGGTGCTACAGCTACATAGTTTGGTATGGCATGTTGACTAGCAGACTTTGGTCTAACCATATTCTCTGCCATCTCCCACTTCAGAATAATGTTGGTCCCCATGACCATGATACCATCATACCACACATCAATGGTCTTCTCTATTTTCTCAAACTTACCCTCTTCCATCATCTCAGCATGAGGATTAAATGTATCATC